CTGTTCATCATACTGTGCTTTGAGCATTTCCAGCCGTGCCATGCCCTCCGGTATCTTAGTAGCCAAGTAGTATGCTAGACCTGCTACAAGCGCGGGAAAGAAGCGAAATGGCATATCGGCTGTGTTAACGCCCGTCCCTGCATCATCAATACGTTTAAGACGGTAGTATCTAAGCACATAAAAAGGCTCAGGCACCGTACCTTGGTTTGGTACAGGCCATACGGTAATCTGCGGGTTGTCTGTCTTACGATCAACCCACGCTTGTATAGGGCGACCCTGAGTTAACTTATTAGGAATAGAAGAATAAGTATCTACACTGATACGTGAAAGATTCAAGTCAGTCTGAGTAACTGCATTGCCCTCACTGGTGCGAATAAACTGCTCTATTAAATCAATAGTATTAGCGGGTAGGTCATAAGTAGCTGTGCCTTGAACAAGGTTTACGAAACCCTCCTCAATGGTCCACATATTAACGCCACGATTAGCCCACTCAATGGTCAGTAGGTTCATAGAACGACGCGCTGTGCGTAGATCATAGCCAGAGTGTAGCTCCCTACCGGCACGTTCAAACGCCTCTTCAGCGATCTCTGTGAACTCCATATTAAATGTAGTAGTACCCGATACAGCCATTACTTACCCCAACTTTTCCGTGCAGTAGCCCTTGCCTTGGTAGATAGATCGCCATAATGAAACAGTTTCTTAGAAGCTTTAGTCATCGTCTTCCCTGTCATTACTGTCCCATCGGCGTGTTTATGCGTACCCCCTCTATGGGGCTTACCATCTTTGAAGTAGTGCATTACACCTTTAGCCATTACTTCTTTCTCCTTTTTAACGGAGTGACTCGTTTAGGTTTACCTGCTGGTTGGCCTAGACGTTTCTTCTGTGCTACACGAGACTTCTTCTCTGCCGCTGTCATTTCACCCGATGTCTTAGGTGTTTTACTAGAAACCCTCTTTGTGGGCCTACAGTACGGCGTTCCTCGTTTGTCTCCTTTCTTGCGCCCACAGGCTTTACCTGTCTTTACGTCCTTCCAGTCTTCCTTGAACCAACGCTTTAAGGCTGCGCCTTTGGCAGTTTTACGAACGGCCACTGGCTTTCTTCTTCCTGCACTTAGCAATAGCACCTGACGCATACGCGGAAGGGAAGACTTTGTACTGCCTCTTCACCTTCTTATAGCAAGCGTCTTTTACTGTCCCACCCTTATTAAGTGCAGTAGGACGTTTAGCTGGGTTTATTGCACCCATGCCTTTACATGCCATCATAGAGAACTACTCCTCTGAGTCGTCTTCTACTTCTACAACAGGCTCTTCAGCTTTTTTAGGAGCTGTTTTAGGAGCTTCTTCAACAACTTCATCTTTACCGTCCGACTGTCCAAACAATCCAGTTCCCATAATATTATCCTCAATTAAACCATTCGTCCTTTAGTATGCCCTTTTACAGCAATACCATCAGCACGGCTAGAAGCACTGCTCTTACTTTTACCAACCTTGCCGCCTTTTTTCATCATAGTAGAAGCGCCAGAATACGCACCTCTGCCCATAGATTTTTCCATGCCTTTACTTTCATTTCTGCGAGAGGCCATGCTTTGGGAATTTGAACCATTTCTAGCGCCCATAGACTCGTCTAGTCGGTCATTGTATCCCTGCGTTTTACCGCCTTTCATGTACCCTTTAACCTTACCGCCCATGTTCATGTTATTCATCTGGCGTTTTTCAAAGGCTTTCTCTTTGTCGATGCGAAATACTTCATCATCTAAGTTACGCATAGTTCTTTTGTCTTGTCTCATACCCGGCATACCGCCCTCCTTAAAGGTTTTTCCTTTATCTGCTTTAGCAAAATCTCTGCCTACACTCTGTGGAACCCCAGCTTTCTTGGCAAACTTAGGATTATTAGCTACCGCTGCCATAAAATTTGCTTGCTTCTTCGTCTTACTAGGCATTAACACTTCCACCGTTTTCTTGCTTGGCGCAGCCTAGAATTAGGGTCTTTAGCTGCTTTTGGAAATTTTTTCATCTGACCAGCGGAACGTGCACAGAAAGACTTACGCCGCTTTGCGTCCTTGCTGCCCTTCTTCACTTCACCCGTAACGGCTGTCTTAAGTTTAGAGCCGGGGTTGTCCCTACGGTATTTAGCCACACCCTTCTTAGTCATACCTGCACCAGACTTAGTTGGACGCTTCTGACCACCTTTAATGGTGTGGCCTTTCATAGTCCCCTTTTTCTTAGGCGCTGGCATAAACTTTAGACACCGTAAGAATAAAAGAGTACGAATCTCCCGCTGCTGGGCTTATTGTAGTCGCTACAATATCACCCGTATTACCTGCTGTTCCGAAAGTTCCGGGGTTAGGAATACCAAAGTCAGTAAAGTCATACTGCTCTGTCCAATCCGCTGGAAGTGTAAAGATAGGAACATCAGTAGTCGCATCAAATGCTAAGGTGACAGCCACTCCTTTGCTTGCATAAGTGGCCGCTTGTACAGTAGCTGCTATACAGGCTTGACCCGTTATAGGGTCATTTGAAAGGCTAGACACATCAACTAGTACAGAAGTAACAACGTCAGTATTACCTACCGCTACATTACCCCTAATAATAGCTGTGCGACCGCCATCCTGTATGATTTGCGTCGTTAGCGTATCAGCCATGATTTACTCCTTATAGTTTATATTAAGCACTAAATGGAGTAGCACCTGCACCCGCGCTAGCGCCGAAGCAAACAGCTTGGACATACCATGTTCCCGCAGAAACGGCTGTGCATGTAATCATGCTATCTATGTCACCACCAGTAGTACCGCCATTCCAAGTGAATGTAGTGTCGTTAGGTGTAGCTAAGAAAGTCTTAGTCAAACCGTTAGCGTCTACAGACGTTGCATAGCCAGTGAATACATCCGTTCCAGAAGGCTTGATAACTAAGTTATTAGCTAAGTCAAATGCACTGATAACCACAATCTGTGCGCCAAGCTGGTTCTGTTGGTCAGGCGATGTAGGATCAGTTGCAGGAGTAGTGCTTGAAGGTGCAACAGATAGAATCGCAGGAAGTGTAAGTTGTCCTGCACCTGCGGCATTGTTTGAGTTATAGACATTTACTACACCCGCGTTACCCGGAGTTACTGCTCCAGTAGGGTTGCCATTAGCATCTACTGTAGGGGTAGGGAATATAGACAAAGCCGTTGTTGTATTGTTGGCAGTTATTAAAGAAGCTGAACCCGGTCCAGCGGAAACAAAACCATTAAGTGATCGTACCGGCCCAGAGAAAGTTGTTCTAGCCATTTGAAAGTCCTCACATGCGAGTTTAGCGAATCTGTCTGCATGTAGTCCGTCGGGGACGGTCAGAGTTCGCGGGTTAGCCCCGATTTAAGAGAGTATATACCACTTATTTATAATATGTACAAATAAAACTCAGACAAAGAAAAGGGAGCCGAAGCTCCCTAATCTAATCACCTGTTGCTTATGTAGCACCCGGTGAACCGTAAACGCCCAGTGGGTCAGATACGCCGAAGCTGTATCGCTCACGAGCCTTATATCGGCTGTTTCCTGTGTCGAAGTCCGCATCCATAGATGTAGTCATCGGTGTACGGATGAAGTGCTTCAATCCGTTAGGAACGTCAGTCATCAAGAACCACGCATTACCGTCAGTGAGGTAGTTATTAACTGTATAACCCTCTGGCACTGTACCGTTGTTGCGGATTGCGTTGATGTCGTTGTCAGCAGTGCCGACTCTTAGCTCAGTATCCATCAAACGTGTAGCAACGAATTGCAACGCTGGTGGGATAACAAGCTTACGAGGCTTGGCTGCAATCAAAAGACCACGCTCATCAGTCCATGCTGCTATTGAAATAACCGCTGCTTCCAAAGAAGTCTCGTTTAAGTCAACGCCAGTCGCTGGAGTGTTTGCGTTAGTTCCACCAGAAACTAGTGGATGAGCCGTTGAGAACAAAGTCTGGCCGTCACCATAAGTGGGTCCGCCAGCAAAACCAGTGTTGAGAATAGTCGCACCTTTAACTTGCTTGGTGTAAGCCATTGCTCTAGCTAGTGCCTTTGTATAACGCGCTGAAAGCGAATCGTACAGGTTGTCCTCAATAGCCTCTTCGGTTAGTGAGAAACCCATAGCAATCGTCTCATTGACGTATCGGGCTGTGTAAGTCTCTTGTGCGTTATCATATGAAATGGCAGCACCTTCAGTTTTAACTGGGGCAGCACCAAAACCTGATAACTTCACTTCTTCTTCAAAGGAACGGTCAGAAGTCTCTGTTTCAAAGATTTCTTTAGTTTCCTCACCATATCGTGCGTACTCAAGGCCAAACAGGGCATTCAAACCCGGTAGTAGTTCCTTGAGGAGTTGCGCTCGTGAAATAGCCATTAGTCAGTCTCCTTAAGCCGTACCGGTTGGGTTAGTGTATGAATGCGCTATTGGGTTGAACTTAACAATCACATCCGTAAAAGCATCTCCAACAGCACTGCCCGGAGCGTCAACAAAGTCAACGATACGAAGAGCAATACCACTAGTAGATGCTACTGTAGCGTCTAGCGCAACATTCGAGTTACCAGTAATAGTACTACCAGTAGTTGTCGATTGTACGTTAGCTAAAGGTGCATTTCGACCAAGGGCAGCTTGTGCTACCGCTCCATCAGCTTGCATTTGGAATGCTACGTTAGGGTCATCTACGATGAATGCTTGTGCGTCAGCAGCGACTTGACTAGCGGGCCACATTTGACGGTTAACAAAACCAAGCGTTGCATCTGTATAAGAACAGCCCATGAACACGCCGACTGTGCCGACAGGGAACTGATCTGCTTGTGAGCCTATATCAGTCATCAGTTGAATAGTACCGTCAGCAGCAATTACGACAATAGAGCCGTAAAAGATGTTAGTACCGTAACCAGATGCTATAGGCAGCTTGCGAGTGGCTCCCGCGTAGGGAGTACCGCTCACCTCGTTTATAGGCCGTAGCCCATAGGGGGTAGCTGTAGTAGCCATTTTAATCTCCTAAGATTATCCTTTACCGAAAGTAACCTTAGAAGACCTTTCATTAAACATAGGCATTCTAGGGTCTGACTCCCGCATTAAGTTGTTGTCTACGGAACGTATTTGCGCTTCGTTTGTATCTTTATAGAAAGCGTTACGTTCTTCAACAAGTTCCTTGGGTGCTTTACAAAGCATAAGTCCGCCCATAACGACGTTGTCCTTAAAGCGATCATTCTCAATACTCACCAACTGAATCTCAGGGTGGTCTGAGGCTTTGCACGGCTCCCAACCTTCTCGTAACTTCGAGGAAACGTTAGTCGGATCGGCCTGTCCATTAGTACTTACACGAACCCAATGAAAAGTGTAACCGTCTTGCGGAGTAGGGTCAGGTAAAAGCTCTGGCCTTTTCCATGCTTGCCGTCGGGTTTTCTTCTCTCGCGTTTGTAGTTCGCGGTCTACTCTATTCGTACCTTTTGAATCAGTCATCAGCCTTGTTTCCTCATTAATTCAGCAACCTGTTGGGCGTAATCAGCTAGAGATACTCCTAGTTTGTTGGCTAAAGCTATTTGTGTTTGCGTTAGTCGCACCTTCTTAGGCGCTGTGCTCCGCGTAGCGGGGGCAACCACATTACTTTGCTTCCTCTTTGGTTCCTCTGGTTCGTCTTCGATACTCTCATCAAACTGGTCAGGAAAGACCTGACGCATACGAGAATTAATCTTCTCGTAGTATTCATCCGATTGAGGGTCAGTTCCCTCTTTCGTAAGCTTAGTATGCAATCCCAATGCAAATGCCGTCATTTCGTCATCTGAACCAAACCAAGGGTTATCATCGCGCCATGATTCGGCCTTCTCGTCACGCGGTACTTGCGGTTGGGGCGCAGTTACTTCGTTTTGTACAGCAGTTTGTTCTGGTTGTAAAGCCTCAGTTTCTCTAGGCTTTAAGCTTTGAACTCTGTCCATACGTATCTGAGCAGCGTTCAACGCTGTTTGTGCTTCAAGAATAGAGTCAGGCTCACCAGTCTCATACGCTTGTTTATATTGAGCCTTAGCCATAGCAAGCTCACTATCCACTTGCTTTTTAGCTGATTCAATCAAGGTATTGTGGTTCTGGTTAGCTGATCCCTTGAGCTTTTGATTTTCATCGACTAGCTTTTTAGCGTAAGCAATAGCTTCTTCTTTCTCACGTAGAGCTTGTTCTTTTACACGTCGCTCATCGTGATAGCCCTTGCTGAAGTGCTGTATGCGCTTTTTAACTTTTTCAGAGTAATTTTCTAACTCTTCGTTAGTTACCTCTTCAGGAGGCTCTGAGGGCTTTCTGTTGCGATCCGCAGCAGGGGTGTCGTCTACTACTTCAACTTCCACCTCGCCATCTTTTATTACGTTTTGTTTTTGCCCCGGTTTCTGAAGCACTTCACGGCCTACAGCTCCCTCTACTTCTACATCAGAAGTGGTTTCCTCTGAGGTTACTTCTACTTCAGCAGCAGCTTCAGTTTTATCAGGGTCTGGAAAATCAAATTCTACTTGTTGCATTGGCATAATTTATTC